CGTAATTATTAAAGTGCACCAGATCTACTTCCAGCTTCTCAATGTAATCGTCATCGCGCTCTACCTCTATGATGAACAACTGTTTACCAATGGGTCGCAGTGCAGGGCAATACAGGCAGAAGTGCCACCATTTGCGACCAGTGAGCCACATACAACCTTGTACCTGGTCTTGGAACTGGGCCAGGTCCTGATCAATCACTATGGTCTTGATCCGATCAGGATCAATAAGGCACTTGTACTCACTGCCTCCGTCCTCACCAATAAAACCATCAGCAGACGCGCCGTAGTGACCGTCATCGGTCGAAACATACCCGGTCTGTTCATCATAGAGGTAGAGCGCGATGACGATTACATTGAGAAGCTGGAAGTAGATCTGGTGCACTTTAATAATTACGTTAAGGAGTGCAAACAAAAATTGATCGATTACGTTGAACCACCGAGGAAGCACTAATATGAAATTTACTGTTGACGTAGAAGATTTTTGGCTTGAAGAGGAAGAATTATCTGACGCACTGGTAAGCCATGTAAAACTTAGCGTGGTCGCTCAGATAGAAAAACTCACCAAGGACAAGGTAGAAAAACAAATAACAGATGCACTGAATAAAGTCATAGAGGAAAAGATACTCCTGGTGATCGATAACACTTTGCAAGACCTGATAGCCACTGGGACGTTTATTCCAGCAAGGCACAGCAGCGAACCAATCTCGTTCATCCAGCACATAAGGAATAAGTTTAATTCCAACGATAGGTGGAACAACCCCAACGAGTATATCAAAGAGCAGGCCATAATATTCGGGAACGAAATGAAAATCCGGTACGACTCCATATTCGCTATGCACGTTGTGGACAATCTTAAAAAGCAGGGAATGCTCAACGACAAGGTTGTTCAATTGCTACTCGAGGGGGATGGGAAATCATGAGCGAAGCCACGGTAGTAGTAGAGTTTGACGCAAACAAGATCACTGTGTTCAATGAGTTTGAAGGCAAGTTGGCCAAGCTCGAGAAAGATAATCTGGCAGCCGTATTCGATTTGGGTGACAAAAAAGGCAACGCTGGAGCCCGTAGCCACATATGGAAGTTGCGCCAATCCAAAACCAGTGTTGATACCTTACGCAAAGACACCAAGGCTAAAGCCCTGCAGTTTGGCAACGCCGTGGATGAGAAAGCCAAAACGATAATTGCGCGTGTCGAGGCCATGATCGAGGTTCATGCTGTGCCTTTGAAAGAATTCGAGGAACAGGAGAAAAAAAGGGTCGAAGAGTTAGCTGCAAAACTGGGTGCTTTATCTGCATGGCGCTCATTACCTCTTGAGCTCGATGCACTAACCAAGGCATTGGAAGTCATTGAAAGCACGCTGGTAGATGATTCCTGGGGAGACTACGAGGGTATGGGTGTTGCCGCCCAGGGTGCGTCCATTAAGGGACTGACGGAAGCCATAGCTCTCAAAACGAAAGCCAAGCGTGAACAGGAAGAGTTGGCAGAGCTCCGCAAGGAGAAAGCGGATCGTGAAGAGAACGACCGCCAGGTTCAAGCCCGTAAGGACGAAGACAAACGTAAAAAAGATGAAATCGCCCGGAAGAAACGCGAGGCCGAGGAACAAATCGAGCGTGATAAACAGGCTGAAATCAAGCGTGTGGCCAGGGAAAAGAAGATCAGGGAGGAAGCTGCTGAACAGGCCAGAATCGAGGCTGAGAATATAGCCAATGCGAAGCTGGAGAAAGCAAAGCGTGAAAAACAGGAAGCCCTTGACCGCGAGAAAAAATTAAAGGAAGAGGCAAAACAAGCCAAACTGGATAAAATCGAAGCTGACAAACAGGCTAAAATTAACATTGAAAATGCCCGACTGGCTGAGATCAAACGTCAGAAAGACAAGAAAGCCCAGGAGAAAGCTAAACTGGAAAAGCGTGAGGCCGACAAACTTCATGTCAATTCTGTAATGAACAAAGCCAAAGTAGCACTGGCTAAAGCTACCGGGATTAATCTCCGTGAAGCTGAAGCTGCTATTCTCACTATCAAAAATGGTGATATACCTGCTGTGACAATCAGCTTTTAGGGGTAACCATGCTTGAAAAATTCAAAACAATTTTACAATATGCCATTTGCGCCACTGGAGCGATGATCTTTATTTATACTTTATGGCACTTTGGTAGTAAGTGGAACTACTCCATTTCCTATGAAGACAGGGTACGTCAGACAGTGTGTGAAATGGTTGATCAGCAATACTTGAAAGGAAAGTGTGATGAGTAAATTAATAATAACTGTCGGAGATATCAGGAAAGCAATTGAAGGTCGCCAGGACAGTGACATGGTGATAGGTCAGATTGTCCCGAAGGACGGAAAGGTATTTCTGGTGACTCCAACAATGGGTTCAGCTCTCATGAATAAAAATGTTCTGGTTGTTACGATGAAACACGAATTGCTTGAGTCTCTGGTATTGGAGGATATTTTCAAACAAGAACCTGCCGCGCATATGTTTCCTTCAGACTTGGAACGATTTGAACAAACGGAGACATTCGGGCAAGCCTTTTCTGTCGAAACAGGAAGACCTGGTGAAGATACAGTACCGCTTTACCGTCATCCTAAAAGTACTTGAGGAAATAAAAAATGAATGAAATGACGGTGAAAAATCAAACCCCTGCCATAGCCCTGGCGGTCTTAATGTTAGGTGGTGGTGGAGTCAATATTCTATCCGAAGGCAAAGAAGAGGCGGCAATCGAAGCATTGGAAAGCCGGTTAGTTGCGGCTGATGTGGTTCAAGATCGGAACTATGCTGACTTACTGCAAAGATACAATGATCTTAATACCCTGGTTCGCCTGTTGGAGCAGAGGGTGGGGCAATAGATCATGAATAATTTCAAAGTTCGAGCTTGGGATAGCGACAGAAAAGAAATGTATACCTCCCCGAAGTGGGTAGAATTTCTAGTAGATCGTGATGGTGTCCTTACAGCCCAAAATTACGACAGAGGTGGTAAATTACAATCTTTGGAAGTCACGCAATTTTCCGGATGGTCCGATGATGCCGGCAATGAATGGTATGCAGGTGATATTTGCGAAAGCAGAGATGATAATGATACAAGCTGGTTTGAGATAGTTTTCCAGAATGGTGCATTTAGAATGAAATTCTCTGAATGGGATAATGTTCTGGAAGAATACAACATTATTACTTTAATGCATACCGAGCTATATACCAAAATTGGAAATCGCTTCGAAAATCCTGAATTAATCAAATGAAAAATATTAATATCAAAGGCTCATTTAATAAAGTAGTTGCCTTTCTGGAAAATGTCCAGAAATTAAAATCTTCTAGTAGTTGGCCAGTGCATCAATTGTTACAAAGGGTGGTGGATGAGACGCCGGGAGCTACCTATTTTTGTACAGATAAAATGCATTTTGTGGATCTCAGGAGGGCCAACCTGTTTTAACATCCACTTTGTCCAACTCTGTTTCAAGAGTCTGATCCTCGGTCAGTTTATTAACAGCGTCCTTTCTTGACCTGGCCTCATAAACCAGGGCCTTTTTATTAGCCAGAACGAAATTTCCAACCGTTACCATATCATCGGCACTCAGTGTCTGGATCTTGTTATCAAATGTAATAAAAGTCACATTATCTGATCCTTTGCCATCGACTTTAAGACTCAGTGCACTAATGACTACATCAAGTAAATTCTGCCTATCATTCTCATTACCAAATTTAATCGTTTTATTACCGGTAGGAAAAGCTACCTCAATGTCAGAGTAAAATAAAGATTTTCGATGTGTGTCAATTTCCTGACGCTTCGCACGTTTGGCCTCAGCTGCCGATCTTGATTCAACAGGTTTAACAAAGGAATCACCCTGTTTAACGGTACCAACTTTTGCATCAACAGAGTCTGAGATTTCAGCATTAGCCAGCCCTTTTATATGCGCCTGGGCAAAAGCCTTCTTGCAGACCAATCGGCTGACAACAACGTTATCTACTATTATTGCGTATTCACTCATACTCTTGTGTACCACCTGATAATTACTTTTCCACTCCCACCATTACCGCCGGCGTTATTAATTTCAAAACTACCACCACCACCTCCGCCAGTATTAGCTCCAGCATTGGCCCCGGATCCTGAACCACTTTTACCATCACCACCACCATCTTTACCCAGACCACCAGTAGTTGTACTACCGCCACCGCCACCACCACCAAGACCAAATTTCCCGGTTCCACCCTCTCCACCACGTTCCTCCGGGGCTGTCCCCGAAGATGCCCATCCACCCTGATTACCATTGGTAGACCTGCCTCCAGGATAAATATCACCCGTTACACCCTCATCGGCTGCTGTATTCCCACCCGGTGAACCAGCACCTGCACCACCAGCTGCTGATAAACCACCAGAACTCGCGCCACCTGAATTTCCTGTAGCATTTACACCGGGATTATTCGCATCAAATGTACCTGGCCCACCACCAAAAGCGGTTACCGTAGTTAATCCACCACCTGATATAACACTATTAGATCCAGCTACCCCTGCGCCCTGAGCTGTGGCCCCTGCTCCACCGGCACCAATTGTTACCGTGACATTACCTGTGACATTTTGTCTATCATTTTCGACCATACCACCGGCGCCACCACTACTGGGCCTGTTATTCGTCCCTTCACCGGCACCGCCACCGCCTCCACATACTATATACTCTATATAATCAATACCGGCAGGATGGGTCCATGTACCGGAACTGGTAAAGATTTCCTCATTAAGGACTTCTTCAAATTCAATAAAGTCAGTAATATCGCTCATAAAGTAGTCCCGACGAAACCTCTCGAAAATACACCCCCAGGTAGTGCCATCAAATCGCATACTGAACCGGACATTATCCACAGCTACAGTCATATTCTCAGCAAGTCCCATAATAGTTTGACCATTTCTTCCCACAGTCAAATTATTGGTGGACAGGAGATTGTCAGGAAAGGCCTCAAAATTAACTACTGTGTCCGAAGCAGGAGTGGGCGGAAGATTTATTGTTACGGACCCACCTGAATTATCCGGAATAATAGTATCTCCCGGATCTGCTGTCCCACTACTTAATGTCCGTCTTTTACCCCCCATACCGATCGATCGACTTAATTGATCTGTGGTGCCAGCGGCAAGAGCCTGGCCGGCAGCGGTGACAGCAGCTTGTAATTCAACCCGTCTGTCATTGTATTCCGCTGCAGTCTCAGCACCTGTGGGGGCCGGTACGTTATCTGCTTTGGCAGTAATATTATCCATTAAAGAACATCCAGTTGACAGTTGGCAGGTCGTAGTTTTTCAAAAAGATCTTCAATGATTTTATTCTCCAGGGCTCCAAAGGGTTTGGGGAAAAACAAGGGAAAGATTTGTCTCCCCGCACTCAAATCTACCACAATTGTAAATCTTGCATCAGCCGTTGGTGTGAAACCCGCATCAATTCCAGGTTGTACTGTAACTCCCTGAACACCCAGTAAAGGCGGTATGGCCTCAAAATCTTCTACCGTGGTAACACCCAGGCTAGCCAGTTTAACCAAGATATGATTCCGTCTGATTTCCCTGCTTGGCTCAGTAGGACCAGGAAAAACATCATCAGGAATGCCCAGTACCCTCTCCCATTCCTCGATAAAAACATTGGTATTTAATGGTATGAATTCGGAATTATAAACAACTAAAAAACTCTCTACATCCAGTAATTGTCCCGAAAGACCCAACAATAACATATTCGTATTGGTACCAGGTATAAATGCCGATTCAAAGGGCTCTCCCTCAGGCAGGTAGGACGCAAGGGTCAATGCATGCTCAGACAGCGTATGACTCGTTATCGCTGTCTCCTGTGCCACAGCAGCGGCCACGGCAGCGGCAACAGCTTGTTGTTGGGCCGATAAAGGCGCACTTGATAATGGGGCACCCCCGAGAATAAAAGTCATTTACTTTTTACCTTGGGAACTTCTACAAATAACGGCTTTCCATCTTTTATAGTCCGACTACCATCTGTATTAAATACCGGTTCTTTTCCTAACTTTATGTTCTGCCTGGTTCCTTTAACCAAAGTATATTTATTATCGATTAATTGAATTTGCTCAAAATCTTCTTCTTCTGTCTCATATTCAGTCGGTTTTTTATCGTTGTATGTTTTTACATTCTCAACAGTGAACAAGACCGCTGCAAATGTCTTGACTTGATCTGACTCTGAATCAAGATCAGAATCAGGCGATATCTCCCTTCCATCTACATGTATTAAACCTGTGGATAAATCAAAGTCCAGTCGTTTGAATGGAGCTGCCTTTAACTCAACTCCTGACATTGAATCAAAAAAAGCGTCAACGAGTTCGTTTGAATTCTTTCTGTTCTCAACAGGTGTATCAATGCTGTAGCCCTGACCTTTTTCACCCTCGTAATACGTGTAGACGAAAGCTCCGGCGCTCAGTGCTGTTAATTTGTTCACTTTCATAATTTAAGCCGCGTTATTTGATCGTGAGTCTTCATGCCAGTTACCTTCCTTGAAGGTCAGGTTCATACTGTCCAGTTGATTATCCATTGAGAAGTCTCCTGCACACCTGATATTACCTACACCGTCCTTAACAACTACAGTTCTACTGTCACTGACTGCTCGTATTTTTAATATATCACCCTCGACACCACCGTTAATAGTGTCAAGATTATCACTGGAGGCAGATGCAAAGGTATCAATAGATATAAGAGAATTTACAACTGTAATAGCACCACCGGAATCTATAGCAACACTCAGTTCAGCCCCTATAGACAAAACGCCATTGATTGTCGCGTCTCCATCAGACAATAATAAATCACCCGTTGCAATAGTGTGAGCCCCACTGGCCAGGGTAGAACTACCATTATCTATATTTCCAAACCCGGAGGTAATACTTCCAGCGTTTACAACTCCTAAAGACGTCAGACTCGAGGTAACTACAGTAGATCCCAAAACTGTGGCTGTTAGTACAGCTAATGAATTAATTAATAATTGTATGACCTCAAGATTGGCCAAAGTATCTTTGGAGGGCGTGACCGTTATAGTTAAGCCCCCGGTTGCAAAGTTTATCTTTGAAGTGTCTTCATCTGAATTCTGGGTAACGGTAGTACGTTCCATTAAGGTAGAGGTTGTTAATTTCCCGGTCCCTATCTCGAAGGTATTATTAACATCTGATTTAATGACGTAATCAAAATCCAGGGCAGTGGCATCGAAGTCATTACTAAATGCCACATTAATGGATCTGAAGCCGGCCACGGCACCATCAAGAACCAGATCACCCGCCCCGGTACTGACCGAAGTCTCTTGTACTCTGTCCGCATATTTAATTGTCATGGATATGTCACCGTGCCTAAAGTTCCTATTTCGCCAGTCGTAATAGTAATATCACCACTTGGGACAGTTAAAGTAAAACTGATCAAAGGATTACCATTAGTCGTATCCACTGTGTTTTGAATTGCTGTCTGATAAGCTATTTCAGTCACATTCACCCCCACGAAGGTCTCCTCATCAAAGAACTGATTCAGACTGGCTGTAATAGCCGTTCTCATAGTCGCAGTATCAGGGTTTATGGCATTGAATGTAAAGGCCGTGGCCACGGCCACAGGTGCCGCTACAATAACGTCCACATCCGCTGTATTGGCAGGTTTTATAAGCAGGATAGCTGTTTTAACCTCAGTGACTTCAGCAGCACTCGGGATTGAAACGTCATCATTATCACGCATGAAATTAATAGTCACCTGACCCAATAAAGGAGTGACATCGAAGACAAAGACTCTTGTTACTCCTACAATTGTTTTAGCCTGGGCAATAATATCACTGTCATTAAAATGAGCTACCGGATTTCTCAATCTTTCGAGTAGTCTGTCTCTTAAATCATCATCAGTTTCCTGATCAAGTCCATCTATAATTTCATCCGCATCTACGCCGGCTATACTGTTAATTCCGGGCAAAGGACTTTGAATTGTTAGTAAAGTGTTAACAATTTGATTGGTTTCTATCCCAAAGGTCTCGGCCTCAACTGTAATGGATCCTGCATTAAATCCCGCTAGAATAGTCCCTGTAGCTATGTCCACGGGATCATTAGCCATCGTATAGGTGAAAGTTGTGGTAGTTAAGACAGTGATAGCCGCGTTAGTGACATTGTAATCAGCCTCATTGGCTCCTGAAATAGTAACGGGGATATTGGCTGATAATTTGTGTTCTACCGCTGTAGTGGCTGTAGCCACAAGGCCGGTACTTGTGATGGTAACACTCAATGATTGTGCAGTTATGGTACCCGCTACAGTGACTTCATAGGATATTGCGTCAGGTGATTGATAAAGATTACCTGCATTGACACTAAAACCCACTGTTCCTGTGATGGCCAGGTTTCCGGACCCTGCAGCCCCCGGAAGTCTTCCAAGACCAAAGATCGATGCCCATCTTTCCAGAAAAATACCAGTGGCTGTGTCGGGTAGATTTTCATCTACAGCACCCTCAAGCTGTAAATAAAAGTCAAAAACACGTTGAGACTGGGAGACACTAAATGCCCTTAGCCAACTGTTGGCCAGAAAGGGATTGGAATCAAGTAACTCTCTTTGAATATCGGTAAGAGATTTACTTACAAGCTCATCAGCATTATCGGGAATTATGAACGTCATAGTCTGACCGTGACTCCCGAATTATCCCATAGATCAAACAATCGCTTTTCCACCTTTGAATTTGTTCTGGTTATAATAACGGTCAAAAGTACCTTACCATTTGAGGGAGTTACACTGGCCGCTACACTTACCGCAAGATCATCATCGATTAACCATTGAAGACCTTCCTCGACAACAGACACCATATCATTTATGGTCTCGAGTGTTAATCTCGCTTGCTCAAACTCCCATAACTTTGATCCAATTTCAAACCCGGGTGTGAATTCATTGCCTATCCAGCCACTTCTTTTCTCAGGTAGAAGTACCTCAGATTCAGAGGCCCTTCGATTAACAAATAAACTCACGATCAGAGAGGTGTCAAAAAAATCATCCGTTAAAATATCTCCATCATCATCCAAAGTCAGGTCATAACGGGTTAATGGAGTGTCAATAAGCACCGCATCTGTATTTTTTTCGACACTGATAGCCTTCTCCTTCAGGTACTTGTATTATTTCCACCGCTGGTTATTGTACCGCTGGCCGGAAGTGTAGCACCTCCGAGAGTGACACCCACTACACTGACAGAAACGGTATCACCGAGTCTTGCAATGGCAGGACCACCAACACCCAGGTTAATTTGACCATCACCCACAATATTAATATCCTGCCCTTTGGTTGACTTAATTTCTATCTCACCGCTGTTTTTGAAATGTATTGTAGCACCTGTCTGAGGATGAAAATAAATCACCTCGCCCTCATCTATTTCAGGTCTGTCAGAGGGATCTCCTGAACCCAAAGCTACACGGTTTGATTCCTCGGCCCCGATAGATTGTACTACAAGCAATTGACCTTTGGGTAAACTGGCAAATTGACCGTAAGGGAAAATAAGGGCAACATCCGCGGTCTTCCCCATATATTCAACCTGGAAGACAGGAAATTGACTATCATTATTGGAACTCTCTACACCTGTGGTAACAGCTAATTTAGCCAAATTCAATACCTTGGCTCGTAAATACGCCATCTCTTTTCTAAGGACTTGTATTTCTTCTGATTCGTTACTCATGATTAAAAAGAAAAAAGATTCTCCCCCGACTCCTCTGTTTCCTGTGGCTCCTCCAGTGAGACCTGATACGCATCAGGTTCCACAAGACTCAGACGGGTGATATCCCCGTTATTGGTTGTACTGAATTCAATACCGTTAATTAATTTTTTCGCATTAATATCAGCAAATTCGTCTATTACCTGGACAGTAGTATTTAGTGTCCACAAGTTGTCGTTGTTATCGGCAAATCCTTGTACCACAGCATTGTAGGTGCCGCTCCTGACACGTCTTATGTTGGCCTCCCATGTAGCCCTTAAAGTTGCCTGCTCTGTACTTGAAGCCTTTTCAGCCTTGATAACAAGCTGCCTACCCACCCTTACCTCATCATCGGTAATGGAGTTCCCCCCCTGTCCGACAACAGAGTTGAGGTCAGTCACCCCGCCACCGAATATCAGGGAGGAAACATTAAGCTGTGATTTGACTATGTATTTATTAAACCGATTACTATGATCATAAGATATGCTCGCGGAAAGAAT